CAACACTGAATCTTGTTTACGTTCTACCATACATACTCCTTTCTTAAGGGAATACTTTTGTTCGAAGTATAATTTACTTAGTAGATTATACTATACAACCGGACATTATAGCAAGATTTTAGGCTATTTTTAATGAAATATGGACAGTTATTGACCCGGTGTAGGATCCAGACCAGCATCCAACTGAATTCCAGCAGAATCTAACTCAACTATGTTACGACCTTCCCGTTGGCTGGCAATTATAGCCTGACCATACAAAGAGGTGTCATCTGCCAAGGCTGTCAGTAGATCGCTGTAGCCTCTGGTGGTATTGTCCAATGCCAGATAATGTAGATTTGTGATCAGCGCTAGTGTGCTGTTGAGACTGGTGTCAGTCAAGGTAGCAAAGTCAACATCGGCATCATAAAGAAATTGATTCTCTCTGTTCAGTTGATTGGCGATAGTATTGACATTGGCAGTTGTAGTACCAGCGTATGGCGTCAATGTCTGTATCTGTGCGGAGGCCTGCGGTATCAATACTGAATTAAACGCAGTGTCAGGATCGGGGTCAAGTAATGCCTGTTCCATCTGTACATATGTTTGACTAAGATCAGCAGTGGCCGAAGTAGGTATCTGTGACACCACAGGATTTATATTAGCATAACAAGCAGTCTCGGGATCACCCACGGCTGTGCCCAACAAATCGTAGGCTACAAAAGTATTGCCTGGTCCAGTTCCTTGCCCAAATTCGTTGGTGTAAAATTGTCTCACAGAGTCGGGCACAAACTGATCAAATGCAGCAATCAATGGCAGATCTTCCAGAGTTTCCAATCCTAGCACTGTCACTGAAATTTGTGTGCTGGATAAAGTATTGATACCTTTGATCTGGCTGGCCTGCATCCCAAATGCTATGGCTGCCTGACCTGGTACATATGGTACTACAAGATTCAGCCTATTGCCTAGAAAAGGCAAGTCCTTGTCAAGTGTTGTAGCATCACTGTAGATATGATAAACTGCTGTGCCTATTTCTACTACAAAAGACATGTAACTGTTGGGGAAAAGTTTGGCTAGATCTAACAAATCCGCTACAGTGGTCAATCCTTGTGTGGTGCAGGCTAATATTTTCTGTACCTGTGCTAGGTCTTCGTCTTTGAGGGTGGTAAATGCCACATATAGTGCTGCTGTGGTCTGGGTATCTGCTGTGGCTCCAGGATTGCTTATACTATACACCGTGGCGGCTGATAATCCAGCCAGTACACAAGCATTGATCACACAAGGTAAAAGACCATTTTTAGTTTTCAGCGTTTGTAACAACGACAATGGATTGCCAAAATTCACTAGGTTATTCCAGTTAATGGCCGACCCTAGATTTGCACAATCTTGCGCGAACGCCGACAAATCATCTGTAAGGTCACTGAAATTGCCAGTGATCAGTGCAGTCTGTCCAGGAAATGCAAACTGCGGATCATATAATCCACTGTTGTTGGCAGCCGAGATATAAGCTGTGCTTTGACTGATATAACCGTTACTGGTAAAAATAATCTGTGCGAATTTACTAAGATCTAAATTTCCGTCGATGTTGCCTATAAGATTACTAGCCCGATCTAGAACATAACCCGACAGTCCTGTATCATATGTAGATACGTTTGCTATGCCATTGGCCGGAATAGCATCTGTCAGCGCAGGAAAATTATTGCTGCCCAAGATCTGTAAATTGGCCAACGTGGAATCGTCTAATACAGGAATAGCGTTAGATACTAAACTTCTAAATTGATTGACTAAGGCAATGTTTTGATATGTGCTGACGGCATTGATCAGTGCTGGTGGAGTGCGTATTCCTTGATTAGTCAGCAGTCCTTGTCCAGCAGCCAGTGTTATACCAGTGTATTCTGCAGCCATGATTATCCTGCCACAACATTGGGAGAACCTTCAGCGCGGGCATGGCCACAGGTGTCAGCATTGCCAATGACATTAACTGGAATGCCTCCTGCAATTACATTGGTCAATCCGTTGGCAGTCACTGGCCCAGCATGTATTCCGGGAGCGTGGCCCGACACAGGTTTACCGTTGACGCTGATGGGCCTTCCATTGACGATCACATTGTTGACGCCGGCAGTAACTTTGCCTCCGCCGGAATCTGCATCGCCTACTCTGTTGACTGCTGGCACGATATTATCCTGTAATGATACTGGGTTTGGTCACTGGCTTGATGCCTGTGGTTCCCTGTACATAACTGTCGGCAATGTCCCGACGAGTTTCGCTGGGTCCAATCACTACTGCTGTTTTATTCAACTTAGCATCTTTATCAAATGTAGCACTGAACATACTTTGTGTCATTCCCAGACCTTCGCGACTGGGCACTAGTGTCAGTGGTTTAGTAATCCTAAAATTTTCGTCAGTTTCTTCGATGATGCGGCAAATCAGTTCTTCGCCCGTGATCAATTTAAAAGTATATACAGTCTGTGCGTCGTAAGTCATAGTGTTCCTAGGTCGATGGGTGTGCTTAACTTGAGTTGTAGGTCAGAGTCTGACAGTTTAATCAAGCCTGAGTAACCGCCTTCAACAAACAGTTCGTCGCCCACGAAAATCTGCGGTACTGTACGCAGGCCCATGGCCAACATACGTTCACGTGCGGCATCATCCTCTTGTATATTCACTTCTCTAAAAGGAATCTTTTTCATTTTGAGCCAATTTTTTGCATTGACACAATGAGGACAAACATGCTTGGTATAAACGGTTAACATTCCTGCTCCTTGTTGTTATCATGTAATTATGCCTGCTAAAGGCTGAAATCGCGGAAAGTATCTTGTGTTACATCTTGTTTGACCGCTCCAATGGTATAGCTGGAAATTTCGGTCTCTTGTGGGGCCACCTGTACGTCCGCACCAGCGATCCATTTGGCAGTCCAAGGCAAAGGATTGGATCCACCTTTGAAAGGACTGGGCAGACCCACGGCTATCATACGTTTGTTAGCAGTCCATTCTACATACTCGTTCAGCAGTTTTTCGTTTAGGCCGATCATGCTGCCATCTTTGAACAGATAATGTGCCCAACGTTTTTCTTGATTGACGGCTGCTACAAACATCTGTGTGCATTCTTCGCGTGTTTCTTCACGGATCTTGGCAAAATCAGGATCATCAGTGGGCAATAGTTTCAGCAGAGTCTGTGTGGAACCTAGGTGCAGATTTTCGTCCCTACAGATCAGTTTAATGATCTTGGCATTGCCTTCCATCTTTTTAAGTTCGGCAAATGCCCAGGAGCAAGCGAAACTGACATAAAATCTAATGCCTTCCAAAACATTGACGTTGTTAAGGCATAACCATAGCAGGCGTTTTAGTTGATAAAGATCAACTTCTAGCGTTTCTCCGTCAATGATGTGCTGCCCTTCGCCCAGCAATTGATAGGCCTGTACACCACGGATCAGGCGATCGTAGTACTTGCTGATGTCATTGCCACACTCGATGATTTCATTGATGTCTAACATGTCATCAAACACTTGGCTGGGGTTGGGATACACATTCCTGATGATATGTGTGTAACTTTTGCTGTGTATGATCTCTGAAAAACTCCAAGTCTCAATCCAGGTTTCTAGTTCCGGTAAAGTGCAGATAGGTAAGAAAGCCAAATTTGGACTGCGACCCTGCACTGAGTCCAACAGTATCTGACGCTTGAGATTGCTGGTAAAAATATGCTGTTCATGTTCTGTGAGGTCCTTGAAATCTTTGGCATCGCGTGTGACATCAACTTCTTGCGGCTGCCAGAAAAAACTCAACTGCTGCTGTGTGAGTTTTTCAAACTGCCGGTACTTCATGGTATCATAGCGTTGCATACCTAGAGATCCTTCGGGATCTAAAAAGGCTGATCCGGTGTCATGATTTTGCCGCCGGAAATTAAGTACGGTGGGGTTAGATTTTGCAGGCTTCACAATCGTCATCTTCCTGTATAGTTGTAGGTGCTTCCACAATCTGCGACTTGGCCTGTAGTTTATCTACATCAACTTCGCCAGCGCCGTCGAAAGTGTTGAAATAATATAATGTTTTGCCGCCATACTTGTAGTGCATGACCAAGTGACGCATCATTTCGCTCATGGGGATTTTATCTTCTTCGTAGAACTGAGGATTATAACTGGTATTGACCGATATGGCCTGATCGATGTACTTCTGTAATATGGCCATGATCTTTAGATATCCCTCGGGACTCTTTTGATCCCATAGCAATTCGTATTTGTTTTTCAGCCGGCGATATTCTGGAACCACTTGTTTCAGCACACCATCTTTGCTTTGTTTGATTGATACAAAGCTGCGCGGTGGTTCTACACCGTTGGTAGCATTGGCTATCTGTGCAGAAGTTTCCGACGGCATCAAAGCCATGAGTGTTGAATTACGTATCCCACAGGTCCGCAATTGTTCACGCAAGGACTGCCAGTCACAGTATTCTTTGTGTGGTACCAACTCGTTGACTTCTGCTTTATAAGTATCGATGGGAAGAATACCATCCGAGTACTTGGTCTGATTGCTCAGCGGGCAAGCACCTTGTGTGGCCGCTAGATCCGCAGATGCCTTGATAAGATAGTAACTCCAGTGTTGTGCCCAACGATCTACTTCTACTAGACATCGTGGATCGCTGTAGGTATAATCATTCTTGGCCAACCAATACGCAAAGTTGATGATGCCTATACCTAACGGCCTGCGACCTTCAGTGGCCATTTGTGCTGCCAACACAGGATAATCTTGATATGACAACAAAGCATCCAGACCATGCACTGCCAAGCGGCAAGCATTTTCCATTTCTTCTGGATTACGGAAAGCGCCCCAATTAATAGCACTGAGTGTGCAGAGTGCGATCTCGCCTTGTTCATCATTGATATGCTCCAATGGTCGGGTAGGAAGAGTGATTTCACAGCAGAGATTGCTCATACGCACAGGTGCTAGATCCGATTTAAACGATGAATGATTGTTTACATGATCAACGTTCATTAGATAGATGCGACCTGTGTCTTTGCGCTCTTGTATAAAGGAACTGAACAGATCCACTGCTTTGATCTTTTTCTTGCGCAGGCGGTTGTTACGTTCTGCAGATTCGTACAATTCGCGGAAACGATCTACATCACTGAAAAATGCTTGATACATCTCTGGTACGTCGTGTGGCGAGAACAGTGTAATATCGCCACCGGACAACAGTCGTTCATACATGACTTTGTTAAACTGCACGCCATAGTCCATATGACGCACACGGTTTTCATCGGTGCCTTTGTTATTCTTCAACACCAGCAGATCTTCCACTTCTAAGTGCCACAGGGGATAATACAGCGTGGCTGCTCCGCCGCGCACACCACCTTGGCTACAGCTTTTTACTGCTGTTTGGAAATGCTTGTAAAAAGGTATCACACCTGTGTGATAAGCATCGCCGTTGCGTATCGGACTGTTAAGTGCGCGAATACGACCAGCGCCAATGCCAATGCCGGCACGCTGGCTTACATACTTGACTATGCTGCTGGCTGTGGCATTGATGGAATCGAGGCTGTCGTCAGTTTCGATCAATACACAACTACTGAACTGTTTAACAGGAGTTCGCACGCCGGCCATGACAGGAGTAGGCAAACTAATCTGATGCTGACTAATTGCGTCATAATAATCGCGCACCCAGTTCAGTCTAGTGTTGTGCGGGTAACCCGCAAACAGTGTAGCCGAGATCAGCATATAGCACATCTGTGGTGTTTCAAAAATATCGCGGGTCACACGATTCTGCACCAGGTATTTGCCACGCAACTGTTCCATGGCCACATACGTGAGGCTTTCGTCGCGCTCGTGATGTATATAACTATTGAGTCGATCCCACTCCTCGGTAGTGTAATACTTGGCCAACTCTGGATCGTAGAATCCGCGTTCTATGTTTTTCTTGACCAAATCCCGGATGTGCCAAGGATCAAACTGTTGATAGACCTGTTTGCGCAGATGATAGTTGATTAATCGACCCGCCACATACTGATAATTGGGTGTTTCTTCTGATATGAGATCGGCTGCTGATTTGATCAGCGTTTCTTGTATGTCTGCGGTTTTGATTCCGTTGTAAAACTGTATATGACTTTTAATTTCTACTTCTGATGCTGAAACTCCTGTGATTCCTTCTGTGGCCCAAAATACTACCTTATGTAATTTTTCTAAATCCAATGGCTCTTGACGGCCGTTGCGTTTGCTTACTGTGATCATTGTTTTACCTTATTTTGCT